CATCGGCAACAGGCTTGTCCGCTTCTTCCTTCGCCTTACGTTGCTCCTCCATAAATTCCTCCTCCTCCGTAGTCAGGACATTAACTTCCCCGCCCTTGATTTTAATGAAGGCAGTCGATAACCAAATGGCCTGACACTCGGGCATATTCCACGCCCTGTCTTCGGTGATGCCGTTACTGATTAAGTTAGCCACAACCATAAGAGGCCAACCGACCCCGCCGTCTGCTGATCCACCTGTCTTCTCGGTCTTCTCCCAAAATTTAGGCCAGATAGTTTGATGCGCGTAAGTCGTGAATGCGAACACAGTCTCACGGAAGAAATCTTTATCCCGCTTGAGTTTGGCCAAGTACCAATGGTCTAGCCAGGTTAAGTCACCAAAGCGTCTCTCCGAGCAAATCTGCACCGCTAACACCAAGTCCAGTGGCTCGATGTCCCGATGCGTATTTACTAACGGGGAATTGATAGCCAGCAGTCGCACCCGATACTTGATGCAAAACGGGTACACAAAACGACCCAGAAGTTTTAACTCTCCAGGGTCAGTAAATGCAAATAAGAAGCGGTTGTCCACCGCGTCAAATTACGGGGCTACGCCTTCGTAGTCAACTGCGGTGACGGACACTTTGACGAATTCTTTGTTACCACCCTTTTCGTCAATCTTTGTAATCCAACCAGCAAATGAAACCGATGGGCTACCCGATGGATAAGCCGAGTCAGCGTTTAATGTAAAACTGAATGATGCGCCCAAAACAGGGAGCGTTCCAACCTTCACGATACCTTCAACGGTAATCTCCGATTTACGGTCATCATAGCGACAAGTCTTCGTCAATCCGCTTTCGTCTTGTACCATGTCCTCGTTATTGAACGAAGAAGATACCGAGTAGGATTGAACGAATAAATTCGTAACAGTGCCTGCGACACCATAGAGACAAGTAGTTCCTTTATTTACGGATGCCATATATAATTAAGGGAATTGGCAACGAGGCGATTAGGCGGGTAAAACGACTATGACATCGTACGAGAAAACCGTAGCCCAGGAGCGTTCGTCGACCCCTTCGTCTTCGTTCTGAGGGGTGACATCATAACAGGTAGCGTCCCCTGAATTAGTGAATGCCGTTCTAATCCCGGGCAGGTTCTCGATAGACATCGCACCCGTTAGGCCAGCACATCGAGCGCGGTGATCGGTGAGGGTCGTGTCGTCGGCGTTTGAGAAAAGCGTCATACGCACAGAGCAGGAATAGTTACCAAGTCCTTCAGGTAGGTCCGATGGCGTGCGGGCAGACTCGCAAAGGATAACGAGTTTAGGCAGGGTCATGACTTCGGCAGAGTCACCAGTGTAAAGGCCGACACCCGTGAGACCAGTTTCCGTGGATAGATAAGTCTTTAAGACTTGTTCGACGATGTGACGTATAGATTTTGTTCCCATGATTATTTAGATTTTTTGTTAAATTTTTCGGCGTTAGCTGCGAGGATATGTTGAAGTTCCGCTGGCATTTGTTTTACGCGATTACCGTACACAATGTTCTTAGTGCCGGCAGTGGTTGCAACATTGTTGTTATTGCCCATCGTGTTGATTATTGAAATTTTCAAATTTGTGTCGCTATAACTATAGTTCAAAATTCCAGTTGGAGCAGTGTGGCGAAGAATCCATTTATTAATTGAACCTCCGGGCTTTTGTACGGCTCGACCTTTCATTTTAGGGATGCGTGCTTTTGCCTTTGCCCAGCCTGCTTTTAATGCACCAACGTGCTTTTTACTACGTTCGTATTCATTAGTTATGACATATTGATAATCAGTAATATATTTATTCATCCAATTAGATTTTAGTTTCTCACGGATTTTTCTGCCGTCATATTTCCTTTTCATCTTTTCGTGAGGTTCTTTTATGTCGGTGTAAAACTTATCATATAGACCGTCTGAAGTTTTTTGACCAGGAGCGCCACGGGCAAAGAGATTGCGGGCTTTTTTAAAGGCTCGCTCGTGATCAGGGTCATTGGCGATTTTAATCATAATAGAATTTTTAACTGTCTTTAATGCCGAAGATGAATTAATCATTACGCGGTCAAAGTAAGCTTTGTCATTACGGAATACAGCTTCTCCGAGTTTGCGGTACATCATAAACGCAGCTGAACGTTTGTTTGCGCTTACTGCAATAGAGTTAACGTCGGCCCTGACTGCTCCTTCGCCCATCATTCGTGCGTCGTCGCTTAAACCACCGCCACCAGATTTTAACATAGGGGGTGTAAAGTCCATAGCGTCACGGCAAATCAAATGTGCCTGAGCGATTGCAACGTCGTGCGTATCCACTCCGAGGCCCTTAGCAAAATCTTCACAGGCCTGTTGAAATTCTTCAAAGGTCTTCGGGTCAATCTTGACCTTTACGTCGACCATTACTGGTTGTCGTCAATGACGACGAGTATGATCCACGCCGAGCCGGGCTTATAAGTCTGCGAAGTGATGCGGACAGATTTGCCACCAGCCGTTATTTTTTTACCGATAGCCAGGGACGCAATGGGAAGGCCCGAGGAAAGTAAAGCAGCTGAAGCACCTACGCGACCATCGCTCGCAGTCCAAGCCGTAGTCGTTGCCGTTACCTTTACCGAGAATTGCGTACGGTCTTGATATCCACCCGCCTCAAGTACCTGAGTTAAGACAGGGTCGGAAATCATGCAGAGGAATGTCGGGCCAGAAACGATTGAGCCAGCCACACCAAAGTCAGCCAGCATATCTTTAGCGTCTTGGGCGAAGTCTGCGTAGATACTCATATACTATTGTCGGTCTTGGAAATGGGGTCGTAAAGGGGTCTGGCTTGCCTTCTGGCGGGCTTTAATGGCGGGAACGGGTAAAGTGTCGGGCAACAAAAAACCCCCAACATTTACGAAGGGGGTTCTTCTCGTCTTTACGACTGCGGATTAGGCAGTGAGTAAGCGAGTGAGGGAAGTAGCGCGACCTTTTGAAGCGCCAAAAAGTAGCGTTGCGGTTACGTTGTAGAAACCAGACTGCTCTTGACCCATTAAGATTTGGATACCGAGACCAGTGTCAGCGTCAACTGCTACTGCGGTTTCAAAGCCAGGGATTTCGCTCATAGGAAGACCGGAAGCGACTGCGATAGCGTCAGATCCACAAGCAAAGCCTGCGAGATTTTCCGAGTTCGTAGGAAGTGAAGTGAATTGGAATACTGACATACCACCAACTTGACCGATTTGACCAGTTTGGATAACGCTTGCACCGAGAGCGTAAGCAGCGGCGATTTGAGCGTCGGTTAAAAGGTTGTTAGCGTAGGTCGAGTTTAAGATTAACGCGCGAGTGTCGCTGGCTTTTGCTGAGTCCAGGACTCCTTTTGCGGTTACCACTTCAGCGTAGGAAAGAGCTGCACCAGTTACTGCATTGCTGGAGTAATTAGCGTTAGTGATTAAAGCGGACACTTCGGCTAAACAGGCTTCGGCAATTGCGTTAGCTGCGGTAGGAGTGAAAGCGTTGACCAGGTACTGAGCGCCGTAAGACTTAACGTCGAGAGGGCTGAAACGGCTGGACACTTTGAAGTGCTTCAGGGTTACAGTCGCGTTCGTTAAGGTAGCGTCATCTTGGGTGAGGTAACCACCAGAACCGAATTCTGTAGCGGTTGAAGTTCCTACGAGAGGAACGAATACGGATTTACCAGCTTGACCCTCTAAAGTGCTGAAAACACTGGAGAAAGATTTCAAAGCCGGGAGCTTGCCTTTAATACTTGCGATGACCGATTCTGCAAGGATGCTTGGCGCTGTAGCAATACTGTTACTCATTTTTTATATATAGTTATTTGGTTAATTAGTTAGTGGATAGAAAAATTAGATTGAACGAATGATTTCGTTCTTATGCTTTGCGAAGTAAGCGGATCGTTCAGCACCGTGAGTCATTCCGAGGAATACTTCCAAATGATTGACGGCTTTTACGGGTTCGTCAGATTTGTCGGAAGGGCTGAGTTCGACAGGGTTGACACCGACTGAGGAAGCAATCTTCGCAGCTTCAACGGAAGCGGAAACAGATTTAGCGGAGAGTTCAGAAATTT